TTAAAATTAAAATGACTTTCAATAAATTTATCTTTCAGTATTGGTTTGTCATTTTCATCTCTCGCCTCTTCTTTACCCATATATCCAAAATGAAAACAGCTATCTTTTGCGATAGTATCTACATTTTGAAACTTGTTCTGTAAGTGATATGCCATTTTAATATCTTCGGGGGTATAGTGGCGGCTAACTATTTCTTTAGCAAGTTTCCAAGTAATATCTTGTAAGGGTTTCATCTGTTCCCTTGCTTGAAGATATTTCTCTTTCTCTTGCGTGTTCTCTTGTTCAAGATGTACTCGCATTCTATTTGCGATTTTATTTCTGTACTCTTGATTAAGTCTTACTCTACTCATTTTTTTCCTTTCTGTTTGTTGTTGCATATCTAGGATATTATATGAATTAATTTAAGTTGTCAAGGGGCTATTGGTGGCTTGCAGTATAGCACTCTTTATTTTAAATTTTTTTAGGGGTGGGCCCGCCCATAGAGTGCAGCCGAAAATTTTTTTATTTGACAGGGGATCTGGGATATTGTAAGATACATGCATGATGATATACGGAAATACAATTAAAGATATAATTAAGATGTATCCAAAATGGGTTTGGGCAGGCAATATTTTTTGCGTTGCTCTTGGTCTATGGGTGATCTTTTGGTTATAGATCATATACTATTTTTACCGATTTTAGGATTCGCGGTTTTAATCTTTTTGATTTTATATCACGAGTTCTAACAGCCAAACGGCGCGTGACTATTATTATTATTCACATACTATTAATTTAGCGCGCCCTTGAGCCCAGATCCATTATGGACACAACAGGTGGATGAAGTAATGGATCTGGGGTCAAGTTATTACTGGCGCAATGCATGCAATTGCTGTCGGGAAGAACTTGGCCACTTTAGAATGATTCTAAACTACAAGCCCTCAAGCGGGTGGGCCCGCCCATTAAAGTATAGAAAAAAAATTTACTAGTTGACAGGTCCCGGGCTCTGGGATATAATAGGATTTAGAAAGGAATACATATGTTTGAAAAACCAAAAAAGAAAAAAATAAAATGGCACGGCCAGACGGTCACGATGCCATTCAATTGTTCTGTATACCAGGACAAGGAAATAGAAATCGCGAATAGATTCACTGGAGAAAAAACTAAGATGCCAGGCTATGCTGCGAGCGTCTATGATACCATCATTGGAGCTGAGCAGTTTGAGGCTTATGAAATTGTAAGGGCCGGAATTGACTGGTTCAGACAGCACTTTCCAAAACAATATATGGTGGTCCTTGACTAAAGTTAGTCCAATGTCGGAAGAATTCCATGACTGGCTGGACCAGTGTCCGGTCAGATGGATCCGGGACCAGGTGACGAAGGACTATGTATATTACTGCTTTGAGACGCCGGATGAAGAGGAAGATGAAGATTAATGGAAATGGAATTTAAAATAAGATACCGGATTGATGGGGACATCCCCATCAATCCTGCCTGGATCCGGGACCAATTGGACCTGAGCGTCCAAGCTCTTCAAAGAAAAATAAACAAAAAAAATTTACACGGTCGCCATGTGCTAAGGCTTCAAGCTCCGGAGGGGTGGGCCCGCCCATAAAGAATCAGGGTTCAAGCAACAAGATTGACAGGCTGCAAGCTCTGGGATATTATAAGATATGACTAAAAAAGAGAGAGAAGAATTAAAACAGGATCTGGATCTATTAACCAAAGAAGAGTTGATTGAGATCCTGCTGGACCATGAAGAAAAAAGAAGCAAGTAAAATAACCGGGGGCCTGAGCGCTCCCTCCAAGATGCCCGGACCGGCTTACAACCTGCCAGCTGTTGCATGTATTACAGGCGCGAAGCTTGTGAAGGTCCCTGGCTCAGTCTGTGCGGGCTGTTATGCCCTGAAGGGCCGGTATAGATTCCCGAATGTACAAGCTGCCTTAAACAGGAGACTGAAGAGCCTGGCCCATCCTGAATGGGTGGAAGCCATGGTTGTGTTAATTGATAAAGCTCCATGGTTCAGGTGGCATGACTCAGGAGACCTGCAAGGGCCCGAGCATCTTAAAAAAATTTTTGAAGTGTGCAAGCGCACGCCGGAGACCAGACACTGGCTCCCGACCCGGGAGACAGGAATCCTCAAGCTCATGGATCCGGACATAATACCGTCAAATTTAATCATTAGACTGTCAGGCCACATGATAGATGGAAAAAATTCAACCTTCTGGCCGTGGACGAGCTCAGTGTCCAGTCAGGGCAAGACCTGCCCGGCCCTGGATCAAGGCAACAGCTGCCGCGACTGCAGAGCATGCTGGGACAGAAATGTAAGTAATGTCACGTATCCGAAACATTAGAATGGTTCTAAACTACAACGGAAACGGAGAGATCGCAGATCCCTCAGGCCTCAAGCCTACAAGCCCTCAAGCACTGAAGCGCAAGCCTTCAAGCCACAAGCTAAGGGCTCAAGCCTCAAGCCGGAGTCCACAAGCTCCAAGATCCGGGAGCCAGTGTACAAGCGGAATCCCCCAAGGTCCAGGGTACAAGCAACAAGAATAAAAGTATTTTTTTTATGCTTAATATGAAATGATATTTGGTGCGGGGAGAACCGTACCAAATAGGCATTTTTAGGCGAAGTTGCTTTTAATTCAACAGTGAAAAAGTTCCCGCTAGGAGCATAGCCCAATAAATCAGGAGTGCCAAATAAAGCCCAGTTTTCCAGTCTGGTCCATGCAATTGAGGGAGTTTCATTCTTTAATTTTTTCCATAGTTGTCGCTCAGTAATAACCGTTCTAACCACGCCTACACCAATCTATAATTTTCCGATTATTTTACCCATTGACCATTTAGGTTTTTCACATTTAATGACCAATCGGTGCGTCTCATTATCACCAATAATTCTATTTTCCAAGAGTTGCATTCCAGTAAAATCATACAGGTCCCCATTAGGGAGTTCGATCTGAACGCGAGCCTCTTTAGTGACTTCTGCTTTCATAAACTTCCGCAACATCATGTCTAACATTTTGCCGCTGATTGCCATGCTTGATCTTATAAAGGATTTTATATAAGATGGCAATATTATGCCAGGACCAGCTAAACAACTAACAGCAAAGCAAATGAAGTTTGCCCAACTCATAGTCTATGGAGTTGAAGGTAATCCGGTAACTAAAACGGAAGCAGCTAAACTAGCAGGGTACACCGACGCACTGCATGAAGGGACGAGACTAACCAATCCCAATAAAAACCCTCTTGTCTGTGCCTACATTAGTAATCTACAGGACGAAGTAAGGCAGAAATATGGCATAAGTTTTGAAGGTCATTTAGAGGAGCTAGGGAAGATTAGAGATAGAGGTAAAAAAGACAATAAAAATTTAGCGGCTGCGGCAACCACAGAAATAGCACGAGGAAAAGCTGCTGGATTCTATATAGACCAGAAGATAATCCGTCACGGAAGCATAGACGACATGAATCTTGACCAACTTTACGAACGTATGAAAGTAATCAAGGAAAAGAATGAGAGAATTCTGGAAGCTAAACAGCTCCTTAAATCTAATGATGAATCAAGCTCAGACAGTAAAGAGCAAACAGTAGAAAAACTACCATCCCCAAAACATACATCTGATTCGGATTCCACATCTTAATTATCTCTTATTTTTTCTTTTTTTAGCTTTAGCTTTTTTCTTTTTAATTTTCTTTTTCTTATTATTCTTTTTGTTTTTCTTTTTCTTATTAGGCATTAAATCCTCCTTATAGATGTTGTACATTTCCTCACTTAAATAGTCAATTTTTCTAGACATCCAATTTCTCCATCTTAATAATACATCCCTTAGGGAAGATATTCCTATCTGAAAATACCTCATCCTTCTGATCATAACTCGCAAACGTCCAGACAAACTTTTTAGTTTTTTTATATACATACCCGTACGAGACCATCTTGGAGCATTCAAATTTATCAAACTCCTCCCTAGTGGCATGGCCTCCGTCTGCAGTAATATCCACCCACGATATTTTGTAGAAGTAGTACTTCTGTTTGTTAATTTTAACATGTTTATATTTCGATTTTTTTCTGAACATCCCTCTGTATACCCTTCCCTCAATAAATACTAAAATAAAAAATATGAATCATGTGCGCGCGTCCCTTAAGTTGTTGGTATTGCTAGCTTTTTGAAGAATTGTATCTTTTGTAACCAATTGTATCCTAGTAAAAGATACAATTTTGAGCGAATAAGTGTTGGTATACAACAATTCTAGCTTTTGTACCAATTGTAACCACTTTTAAAAAAAAATAAAAAAAATTTTTTTATTTCATTGAAATTAGAGTATACAAAGGGTAAAGTGCAATTAATGGCTAATTTCCTCGCTAATCTGTTCATTTTTTGTATCTTTTTGGTTTTTGTTCTGGTTACAATTCCTATAATACTCATCCACTTTCTTCAGGAATGTGTGTTGGTAGCCGACAAATTCCTTGTCCGAAACCTCAAACTTTTGAAAAAGGCCATCTTTAGAACACATTAGAATTACACCTTGTTGAATCTTAGTGCGGTAAACGTAATTATGGGCCATCGCATAGGCACCTAATTGAACAAAATAATCACTTATCCATTCTCTTTTTTTGGGCTTGTTGGTTTGTTTGAAGTCTATTATACTTTCGCGCCCGTTGTAGATTCCTACAATATCAGTCGCTCCTGCATATAGATCAGGATAGTATAATGTCACCTCAGTACCCCAGACTTCTTCCAGGTCCCCGAGCCCTGATTCAATAATCTTTTTAGCCATCGGCTCTGCTTCCTTGCCTATGCTGGTCAGGTCCTTGTGCCCTGTTCCCTGAATATAAGCCTCCAGAAACGTATGCATGGCAGTGCCTCGCATGGCGGCTACATCTCTAACCCGATCGGCTGCCTGGTCCCCGAGTCGTGCTTTCCATGCCGCTAAGCTCTGTCGCTTCTCCTCCGACTGGGTTGCGGATATAATCGTGGTCACACTCGGTAATTTAGTATTACCAATATCATAGTGTCGGGACCCATGGATCAGGGATCTGATACTTTTAGGGTAGATAAATTTTTTATTCCAATTCATTACGAGGGACATAAGGTTTGTATCCTTGCCTTTCTGCTTCTTCATCATCCTCGCCGACAATGGCTTTTACTTCAGGCACATAGTGCGTCAGTAATCGCTCAATGCCCTGTTGGAGAGTCAGCTTTGACATCGCACAGCCTGAGCATGCGCCAGAAAGTTTTAAAGTAGCCACGCCAGTATCACTGGCAAAGTTAATAAAACCAATAGCCCCATTATGAGCAGCAACACTTGGAGCCACTTTGTCTTGAAGCACAAACTTAATATCTTTAATAATCTCATCTTCAGTTCTCATATCATATCTTCCTTAAACGTTCCGCTCCAGGCATAAGAGCCATGGTGCTTGGTCGCTGAGGCAG